ACATGGTGCTTACTGTGGTGTAAACCATGCAAAAAAACATTTAGATGCTTATGGTACAAATATTATGTATGGGCATGTACACGATGTAGCTAGATACTCAGCGACTAGATTGTTAGATGGAAATATTAGTTCGTGGGCGATGGGTTGTTTAAAAGACATGTCAGCAGAAAACAACACATGGTTAAAAGGCAGACTACATAATTGGAATCATGCTTTTGGAATTGTAACTTTTTTTGACAATGGTAATTTTCAAGTAGAAGTAGTTGACATTGTAGAAGGCAAAGGTTCAGTATGGGGAAAAATAATTAAAGGATAAAGTATGACATATAGAGAATTAATAAATCAAGTACTAATACGACTCAGAGAAGATACTATATCTAGTGATTGGTCTGGTGCAATAAATGATTCTACTACAGTATCAGCATATCAAAAAACTATAGGTGCGTTGATTAACGATAGTAAAAAAAGTATTGAAGGTTATCACGATTGGTTAAATCTTAGAGAAACAGTAGATATTACTACAGTAGCAGGTACAAAAAATTACAACTTAAGTTCTGGTCAAGAAATAAAAATTGTTGATGTTGTAAATAATACAAGTGGCATTCATCTTGGTCAAGTAAGTAGACAATATATTAACACAGTTAAATACCCTACAGATAATACTGGAGAGCCTTTATATTACGCTTTTAATGGTACTGATGCTTCTAATAATCTTAAAGTGGATTTATCTCCTGTGCCTATATCAGCACAAACTTTATCTTTTGATATTGTAAAACCTCAAGATGATTTAACTTTAGCTGCTACAGTATTAAAAATACCAAGTAAACCAGTAATACTTGGAGCATGGGCAAGAGCCATATCAGAGCGTGGTGAAGATGGTGGAACACAATCTAGTCTTATGGCACAAGAAGCTAATGACGCAATTAAGCAAGCAATTATGTTAGATAGTGGAAACACTCAATATGAATCTGATTGGTATATAAAAGAAAATTATTCACATGGAACTGTTAATTTTAGATAATGGCTAAACAACTAGACTATTTACCTTTAGATAATTTTGGTGTAAATGGATTAAATACACAAAGTAATCCATCTACATTAGACCCATCATATCTTACATCTGCTGATAATGTAGTAATGAGAGAGTCGGGTAGAATATCTTTTAGAAAAGGTTTAAAACAAAAAGTAGTTCCTACTGGTACAGCAATAGGTTCTATGGTGGAGCATAATGATTCTGGAACAAATAAAATATTTGCTAGTCATGGCACTTCTATTTACACAGTGGATTTTACAACTCCTAATGCTGCCTTTCCTAGTAGTGGTGCTGATGTCAAGCATACTGTTGCTAATAGCACAGGTAATTGGCAATTTATTAATTTTAATAAAAGATTACATTGTTTACACACAGGAGTAGTGCCACAAAGATATGATGGTGCACAAAGTTCGGGTTCAAGATGGGCAGCACATACAACTGACCCTGCGTCTATAAGTACGCTTTTTGACCCTAGCTGTGGTATGGGTGCATATGGAAAAGTGTGGGTAGGAGGAGTTACAGAAGCACCAGATGTTGTTTTTTATTCTGTTTTGCTAGATGGAGATGATTGGACTGGTACTGGCTCTGGCAGTATTGATTTAAAAACAGTATGGGGGAATGACGAAATTGTAGCAATTGCACCTTTTTATGGACAATTAGTTATATTTGGTAAAAATAATATTGTGTTATATGATGGCCCAGAGTCGGGTGGAACATTAGCACTTAATGAAGTTATACAAGGAGTGGGTTGTGTAGCAAGAGATAGTGTACAAGCTATTGCTGATGATTTAGTTTTTTTGTCAGAAACAGGATTAAGGTCACTAGCTCGTACAACAGAAAAAGATAAATTACCTTTACAAGATTTATCTTTAGCTATTAAAGACACTTTAATTAGAAATATTAGTAATAGTACAAATGTTAAATCAGTTTATTTAGAAAACGAAGGCATATACATTATGACTTTTACTGATAAAAATATTACATATGTATTTGACTTTAAACATGCTACACCTGCAGGTACACCTCGTGTAACAACTTGGACATTTGGTAACGATAGAGAACCATCTTGTATGATTCAATCAGTATTGTACTCTGGTTTATTAGCAGGACAAAAAGATGGTGGTATAGCAGGGTATGAAGGTTATTTTGATACGGATTTGGCTTGGGTTGGTTCAGCAGCTAGTTATACTAATGCTCCTATTACTGCTGATATATCTAGTATATGGATTCAAATGGCACAAAGTGTTTCAGCAGCTATTTTAAAAAAAATGATTTTAGTTTTAGAGGGTGGTAGTGGAGCAACACTTGGATTACAATGGTATAAAGATTATAGTATTAATCCATCAGCTACAACACAAATTAATCTAAATCCTGTTACAACAGGCACTATTGCTTTATGGGGTGCTTCAACTTCTTTGTACGGTGCTTCAAAATTTACACCTGTGTATGGATTACAAGAATATAGAACTGCACTTACAGGAAGTGCAAAACATTTAAAATTGAATTTAAGTATTGTTAGTAATGGTTATGATACATCTATTCAAGATTTAGCAATTATTTCAAAACAAGGAAAAATAAGATGAGTGATTATACTATAGCAGTATCTTGGTCTGGAAAAGACGCTTTATCAGACTCAGATGCAAATAAAGTAATATCTGGTTCAGATTTTAATACAGAATTTACAGCAGTCAGAACAGCTATTAATTCAAAACAAGACATCAATGGTGATTCTAGTGAAGATTTTGCTATGAACAATGGAACAGTAGCAGGTACTTTAACTGTTACTGGAGTGCCTACTATACCTACTGCTTCAGCAGGAACAAATACTACTCAAGCAGCAAGTACAGCTTTTGTACAGGGTGAAAAAGCAAGTCCAACATTTACTGGTACTCCTGCTGCACCTACTGCTTCGGCAGGTACTAACACTACACAGATAGCTACAACAGCTTTTGTTGAAGCAGCTACACCTAATGCTTCACAAACAGTATTTGGTATGGCTAAGATTTGGACATCTGGAGGAGATTTGTACATAGCTACATCATAAGAATATGGCAGGAGATATTTACTTTAATGGTAGTGCTTTAACTGGACAACACGAAGTCAAGTTAAATGGTACTAATATGGATAATGTATATCTTAATGGCTCTAAGATATGGACTAGACATCCTTATCCTATAGGAACATTAATATTTAGTGTAAGTTTTGGAGCAGGTGGTAATTTTGATAGTTTTATTGGCTCTACTTACTCTACATATCCATTAGCTTTTGCCTCACAACCAGCCTATACCTCTGGAAATAGTAGTTCATTAGACAAAAGAATGAGATTTACTCTAGCAGATGGGTTTTATGTTTCATATTACAATCAAGATGAAGGTGGAACAGATTCAGATGGTGTAGGAGCAAGTAATACAGGTGGCGTTTATGAAGGATATATTGGCGGTACAGTATCAGGTTTATCTAGAATTTCTGGAGGAGGCTCACTTAGTGTAGGTGGCTCTGGAAATAATGGGCATCAATTTAAAGTAACATACTCGGGACAATAGGAGATAAAAATGGCAGGTTATGGTAAAGCAGATTTAAGTACTGCAGCAGGCAGAGCAGCATATGGTAGAGCATATGGTGCACAACAAAATACAGCTTATCGAGGAACAAAAGGTAGACAAAATTTAGGTGTTAGTAACGCAGAATTTTTAGCCTCACAAAAAAAAGGTGGAAGTTTTAATTTGCCAATGGGTGGTTTTGGTGGTAGAGGAAATAATGTTCAATACGCAGAAGAAGATTATCAACGCCAATTAGACTTAATGGATAAAGCTGCAGAAATGTCAGCAGGTTATTCTTCTAATAATACTCTTGGTACTACTGATATAGATTACGAAAACAAGATGATAACTGAGAAGTTATCACCAGAATTACAAGCAGAGTATGACGCATTACTTGCTCGTAGTAAAGTACAAAGAGAAAGAGCAGCAGCATTAGGTGATGACCCATATGAAATGCAACAGTATTTATACAATCAAAATCTTGCATTAAAAGTAGATGAACAAGATGCTTTGCGTGATGACACTATGGCACAGTTACAAGCTAAAGGAATGTTAGGCTCTACTGGTGGTTCTGGAATATTAGCAGGTGTTGAAGAGTCTATATTAAGGTCTAATGCTATGGACTTTAATGACGCTATGGCACAATCACAAGCTATGTTTGACATGGAAAGAAAACGAGGTCAAGAGGATTTAAGTACTGCGGTTGCATTAGGTACAAAACAAATACCATATATACAAGCAGGTACAAATCAAGGAAAAGCAATTGCAATTGAAAATATATCTGGTGTGAGTGGTGCTTCTAGAAATATTGCTAATCAATTAGCTATGCGTGATTATGGTCAACGCAAAGGTTTGTGGGATATGCTAGGTAGTGGTGGAACAGGTCGTAGTGGTGGTGGAAATAGTGGAAATATTTTCAATATGCTAGGTGGTCTTGGTTCATTAATAGGATAAGGAGTTAAAATGGCAAGTATGTTTAATAATATCTATGATGTTGAACAAGACATTAATAAAATGATGTCTGATACAGCATTAAGTTTTGGAAGATTAGACGCAAATGGGTATGGGCCAATGACAGCTAGTACATTTGGACAAGCTGAAATGTTTGGCAGGTCTTTAGGAACTATGCTAGGTGGTAAAGACCCTCGTATAGAAGAAGCAGAGTTAATGCAAGAATTAATGCAAAGACACCCAGACCCTAAAACTAAAGCTGAAATACTTGCTGTAGCAAAAGATGCTGCTGAAATGGGTCTTGGCAACATACAAGCACAAATGATAGAAATCGCTTCAGCAATGGAAGATAAGAAAAAAGCAAGTGATAAAGATATTAAATTTTTAACAAACCATATGGCATTAGGTAATTCTAGTACAGAAATGTTAAATTCGTATTTGTTAAGTGTTGGTAACACACCAGAAATGATTGATGCTTCTTTGTTAAGTGATGCAAAATCAGAATTTAAAACACTATTAGATGGATATGGAACATGGCTAGCAACTAAAGGCAAAACTCCAGCCCAAATACATGACTATGCTTTTACAAATAAAGGTCAAATAGAAAATCAAGAATTATTTAGAGCATATTTAGAGCCTTTAAAAGAAGCAAATACAATAGCTGGATGGTTATATGATAAAAATATTGTAATAAAAAATAGTGGTGATGGTGATGGTGATGGTGATGGTGATAAACGTTTAAAGAATAAATCAGATATTAATTTAAAAACAGGCAATCAAA